TCGTACAGCACCTTGCCGTCCAGCTTGATGATGATCGGCTGACCTCCCCCGCCCGAGCCGCCCGCCATCTGCGTGGACGCCATGGCGAAGATGGAGCGCCACTGAGACTCCGTCAGCACCGCCTCGGGGCGGTGCGTTCCGTTGGCGTAGCCGCCCAGGCCGGGCATCATCCAGCCACCGCTGTCGTACCCGCTGTACGCGCCGCCGTGGATGCCTGGGATGTTGCCCGGAGATCCGTAGCGAGCAGCGATGTAACGGGAGCTGGCGGCCGAGTTGTCGATCGGGTTCAGGATGTTGCCGTGCCCCGGCACCATGTAGGCGCGGAACGTGGACGGCAGCATCTGGAGCAGGCCGGTGGCATGCTCGCTGCCCACCGGGGTGGAGTTGACGGCGTTCGGGTTGCCGCCCGACTCCTTGCTCACCAGGACCAGCATGTCGCTCAGCCAGCCGCCCGGCTCACCCGCCGCCGCCAGACCGGCCGCCACCCACTGGGCGACGGTGCCGGGCAGATTGACCGCGAACCCGGCGGTCGCCGCCGTCTTGATGGCAGCCAGCGCCGAGTTGACCTGGTTGGCCTCCGCCTTCATGAACAGCCGGTAGTCAACGTCGTCCATCAGGCCGTAGTTGAACGCCCCCTGGCCGAAGTTGCCCGCCACGCCGCCGTTGGCGTACCCGCTGGCGTTGATGTGGCTGAGCAGCGCGTAGTGCTTGGCTGCCGCCTTCGCGTTGACCACGAACTCGCCGTGGCTCAGCCACGCCGGGATCGAGTCGGAGGTCCCGGTGCCCGGACCGATCACCGGGCCGCCGGAGGCGAACCGGGAACCAGCCACCGTGCCGGTCGGCGACGTCTTCTGGATCTCGGCCGAGATGTTCTTCTGCGCCTGCGCCAGCGTGTTCTGGAACTGGAGGGAGCCGATGGCCACCGCGTGGTCCGCCTGCGCCTGCATGGCCTGCACCGAGTTCCCGTACTGGCCAGCGATCTCCTGCCCCGACTTGACGATGGCAGCCTTCGCGGAGGAGGTCACCGGGTTGTTCGTGGTGGTCTGCCACTGGGAGGCGACATCCTTGCCCATCTGCTGGAGGTCACGCTGGGCGGCGGTCGTGTCGCCCTTCGCGGCGTCCTGCATGAACTGTGCGATATCCCGGCCCAGCTTGGCGTTCAGCTTGTTGCTGGTGTCGATCAGGCCGTTGTTCGCGTCGTTCATGTACTTCTCGATGGCCTGCATCAGGGTCTGGCTGTCCGCCTGCGCCTTCTGCTGCCGCCCGTGCTTGAGGTCGTCCTCGTACTGCTGCATGGCCGTCTGGAGGCCCTGGTAGTCGGACTTCGAGGTCGCCTCGATCTTCTGGAAGGCGTCGGCCGCCGCCTTGTTGTTGGCGTTCTTGAGCCCGTTCCAGTAGCCGGGCATCGACTGCCCCCACTGGGTGAACACCTGGTTGAGGGTGGTCTGGAGCTGCTGGTCCAGGGTATGGCCGGAGGAGACGATGCTCTGCGCCATCTTGGCCACGTCGCCGTGCATCTGCGCCACGAACAGCAGCGCCGTCTGGCCGAACTGGGTCCGGCCCGCGTCCATGACGTTGCGGATGTCCTGGTTGTTCTTGGAGAACGACTGGCCGAAGACGGTGAATCGCTGGCTGGTCAACTGGCCGTTGCGATCGACAATCTGGGCCGTCTGCACGCTGGAGGCGCCCACCCGGTTGGCCAGGTTCTGGAACGCGCCCGACACGTGCACCCCGGCCACGGAGGAGGCGGCGGTGAACCGGCCGTCGGCGCCCCGAATGATCCCGGCCGCCGCGTCCGCCTTCTTCTGGATATCGGTGGCCATCTGGGTGATGGCGAGGCCGATGGCCGCTGCGGCTGCCGCGACGCCGAGCATGGCGACGCCGCCCGCGCCCCCCACCATCCCCTGGACGCCCAGCTTGAGCTTGGTGCCTGGCCCGCCGAAGGCGTAGGCGGCATCCAGGCGCGCCTGCGCCGCCGCGTCCGAGGTCGCCGCAGCCGCGTCCGACGCCTCCGCGACCGCGTCTGCGCGCTCGGCCGCCGCGTGCGCCGTGGTGGCCGCCGTTCCGATACCCATCGCCTTGGACAGGCCGCCCACCGCCGTCAGCACCGGCCTCATGGCCAGTGCCAGACGGCCCAGCAGGATCAGCCACGCCGCCCCCTGGATGAGGAAGCGGCCCAGGGCGTTGTTCGCCAGGTCGTTGAGGACCATCGTCAGGTCGCGCAGCATGAGCAGCGGCAGCGGATTGGAGAACGCCGACCAGAGGTTGGCCACCAGGGTCACCAGCTCGTGCAGCGCCTGCCCGGCCGGTCCGGCGTCGCGCCGCACCGCCTGCATGAAGTCCTGGAGATCCTTCATCCCCTTCGGAGTGGTGGCCCACTGGGCGAAGTTGGCGGTGATGGCGTCCATCCACTGAATGAACGGCCCGTACATCGGCTGGAGCGCCTGCCAGATGCGCATGAGGCCGAGCGCAATGTTGCCGATGGCGGTGCCGAAGCCGACGATGGAGGCGCGCGTCTGCCCAGCCATCTGCTGGACGAAGGTGTTCCACGTCGAGGACTTGACGAAGGAGTCCAGCTTGGTGAACAGGTCGGTCCAGCCGAGCGCCGCCTGGTGGATCACCGGCTCCATCGTCTTGAAGGCGTCGGTGAAGGTGTTGATGGCCACCGTGGCGGTGTTCAGGATGGCGGAGTCGCCCGTCCCGAAGGAGTCGATGGTCGCCTTCATGCGGGTCAGCGCGTCCGCCGCCCGGATCTGCGTCGGCAGCAGCCCGTTGTAGGCGGTCTGCTCCGACAGCAGCGCGTTCACCTGGTCCTGCTGAGACTTCGTCAACGCCTTGTAGGCGGCGGCGTTGTTGCGGAGCTGGATGATCCCCTGCTGCTGGGTGTAGGTCAGGTCGCCCCAGGTGACGTTCTGCTGGGTCAGTACCTCCAGGCCCTGCTGCATCGCCGGGTTCACCGAGTGCAGCAGCGCCTGGTAGCCAGCCATGTTCTGGCTGGAGGCGCCCAGGTAGCGGACCGTCTGCTGCTGCGCCGCGTTGTACTTGTTGGTGGCGGTCTCCAGGGTGTTCGCCGCGCCGGAGACCTCCTTCATCTGGTCGCCGAGCAGCTTGTACAGGGCGATGGAGCCGACCGCGCCCGGTAGCAGCGCGCCCGCCCCCGCGACCGCCATGCCGCCGATGCCGTTGACGGCCGGGACGCCCGCGAGGATGCCGCCCGCGACGGCGGCGATCGGCCAGCCGCCGCCCCTCTTGTCACCGGCGGTGACGAACTTCTGCCAGAAGGACTTCCCCGCGTCGTCGCCCGCCTTGCCCGCGTCGGACGCCATGCGGCGGAAGCCGCGCTGCGCGTCCTGCGCCGCCTGGTCGGAGTAGCGGCGCACGTCCCGGCTGGCCGAGTCGAACGCCTTCTGGTGGTCGCCCATGAAGCCGGACAGCCAGCGCCGGAAGGAGCCAGCGTTCTGGTCCGCCTGCCGCCCCACGCGCGCGAGGTCGCCCTCCAGCTTGCGCGCGTCCTGGTCCATGCGGGACAGGTCGCTCTGCCGGACCCGAACGGTGACGTCCTTGTTGTGCAGCTCGTCCAGCTTGAGCTTGAGCCTGTCGATCGCCTCGATGGCCTTGGCCACGTCGGCGGTGAAGAGGATATCGATGCGCTCGTCGGCGGCCACTGCCCCCCCTAGCGTTTACTGTCGAGCCAGGCGTTGTGGACGGCCTCGGTGAAGGCGACGCGCCCCTGCAAAACGGTGATCACGTTGTCGGCCGCCCACGCCAGGTAGGGGCGGGGAGGGAGGGCTGTCCGGTGCCCTCGGCCGGACAGCCCTCCCAGCTCTTGGATGCGCGAGTACACCAGCGAGGAGCCGACGCTGGCCGTCCAGCGGTCGGTCCCGTCGGGTACCGCGTCATGCCTGCGCAGCGAGAGGGCGAGGGTGGGCGGCTCCCCGTGGGCGGGCGGGAATCCCGGCGGCGCCGGGGAGGGCCCGTGCCGCCGCCCGCGCGGGCGCGGGTTGGACAGTCGCATGAGTAGCCGGTACGCCTCGCCCTGGACGTCGTTGGCGTAGACGTCCAGGGCGTCCGGGATCTGGTGGCGTAGCTCGTCCTCGAAGCGCGCCAGGCGGTTCTTCACCTTCTGGTTGCCGACGATCCTCGCCTTGATCTTCCCATCGTCAGGCATTGCGCTTCCTCTCGATGATCTCCACCACTTCGAGGAAGTAGGGGGCGACGTCGGCGGGGATCTCCTCGTCCACCTGGCGCGGCGTCCACTTGAACTTGAGGGCGTACACCGCGTACATGGCCGCCCGCTGGACCTGGCGCGGGACGTGCTGGCCTCGGTCCTTCGAGAGTTTCCTCTCGAATCGCCTCAGCCCCTGGTAGGGGAGTCCGGGTCGTCCGACTCGTCCAGATCGGGCGTGAGGAACGGCACATACTCCTTGGCGATGACCGCCGCCAGCTTCACGTACGCCTTCGGCGGCAGCGAGTCGATCCATCCCAGGTTGCGCCTGGACGGGACGATGGGCTTGCCGTGCCGGGTGGAGCAGTGCAGCACCTTGACCACGGTCGGCATGAGCGCCTCGCCGAATCCCATGTAGGAGCCTGACTCCAGGACGCGCATGGCGGCCCGGATGTCACCGGCCGACAGCTCCTCCGGGTGGCGCAGGATGGCGAAGTCGCCGCCGCCCAGGTCCACCCGCTCGTGGAACTCCAGCTCCTCCGGCTCGACGTCGTCGTGCACGGAGACGGGTTCCTTCGCGGATTCCTGGGCGGCTGCGAGCAGTTCCTCGGGAGTGGACATGAGGGCATTGTCCTTTCGGATCAGTAGTTGGTGCCGGAGTTGGAGTTGGTGACGGTCACCTTGACGGGCGAGAACCCGCCCGACGCCCCGACGTTGGTGGTGTTGGCGACCGCGACGAAGTCGACGTCGAACTCGACCGCCTCCTTGCCACGGTTGATGGCGGAGGTCTTGTAGTAGACCTGCTGCATGTCGATCTGGACGATGTTCGTGGTGCCCGCGTTCAGCAGGAACTGGAGCTGCGGCTGCACGTTCGTCAGATAGTTGGTCAGCGGGGTCTCGTCGGCCGCCAGGAAGGTGAGCTTCCCGGTGACGCCGAGGGTGCCCTGTCGGATGATGTACGGCTGCTGGGAGCCCTGGAGCGACGGGTACGCCTGCACCTTGCGCGCGATGGAGACGCTGGCCGAGACCACGTTGTTGAACAGGGTGCCGCCGGAGGCGGGGCCGCCGATGCCGACGCCGCAGATGTAACCGGCGGTGGGCAGCACCGAGGAGGCGGACACGGCGGGCGTGGAGGCGTCCGCGCTGGAACCCCAGGCGGTGCCCTTGACGGCTGCGGTGACCAGCTTGTCCGGGTCGATGGCGAAGTCCAGGCTGGACATCATGAAGCCGGGGTACTGCCGGGCGCCGGTGGAGGCGGTGACGCCCTGCCAGTCCGTGACGGTCAGCGAGGCGTTCTGCGCCGGGGCTGCATTCTGGAGCGAGACCGCGTGCACGTAGGGGCCGGTGCCGGTGGTGGTGCGGTCGCCCAGGATGTTGCCGAGGAACAGCGGCAGCACGTCCGGGCGCAGGTCGAAGTCGAGGCCGACGTCGGAGACGCGCGTCCCCGGCACCCCTGCGTACACCTCGGCCATGGCCTGCCGCTTGCCGACGTCGTCAAGGTAGTTGACGGTGTCCTTGACGTCCGGCTCCTTGTTGACGAGGAGCGTGAAGGTGGGCGCCACCGCAGTGCCCTGCGTGGTCTCCTTGGCGATGCCCACAAAGGTAAGATCGCTTGCGTACGTGGTAGGAGTGGGCATCCCTTACTCCCCTGCGGCCTTGGCCGCGACGGGCGCCGACTTCGGCGCGGGCTTGACTTCCGGCTGCCAGCAGCCGTCTTCGGGTACCTCGTCCAGATCGACCACGTCGCCGGGGCCTACCACGAGGGGCTTCACGGCGCCGTCTCGGCGCGCCTTGGGGTAGACGCGCTCGTCCGTGCCGATGTAGCGGACCAGCATGTGTCCTCCTCAGCCGCGCCTGCGGCGGCGGGAATGGGTGACGCGGCGCGCGTGGTGCCGCTTGGAGTGCAGTGACTTGGCGGAGCCGTGGCCGCCGCCCAGCCGGTGCGGACGGTGCCGGTGGGTGCCCAGCGACCTGCCGTGGTGCGCCTCGTGGTGGCTCTGGCGCCGCGTGTGCAGGTGCCGCAGCCGGTGGTGGTGGTGCGCCAGCGCCTTGGCCGCCTTGTGCCGCTGGTGGACGTGCGCGGCGTGGTGCACGCGGGCGTGGATCTTGCGTGCCACCTTGCGGTGCGGGTGCACCGCCTGGTGCTGGTGGTGGTGCGCCGACAGCGCCTTGTGGATGGCGTGCCGGGCGTGCGACGACAGGTGCCGGGCCAGGTGGTGCGCGGAGGCGCGGCGCGCGTGCGGCGTCAGGTGCGTGCGGTGGTGGTGGCCGCGCAGCGCGGCGCTGATGCGGTGCCGGGTGGTCGCGGACAGCTTGTGGCCACGGTGGTGGTGCGCCCCGGAGTGATGGAAGTGGCGCCCGCGCAGTTTCGCGCTGATCTTCGCTCGGGTCGCCGCCGACAGGTGGTGCCCGTGGCGGCTGTGGGCGACGTGGTGTCTCCCCTTGAGCTTGGCGCTGATCTTGGCGCGGGTCGCGGCCGACATGGGGTGGCCACGATGGTGGTGGTGCCTGCCGCGCAGCCGGGCGCTGATCTTCGCGCGGGTGGCGGCCGACAGCCGGTGCCCGCGATGCCGGTGGTGGTGGCCTCTGAGCTTCGCGCTGATCTTGGCGCGGGCCGCCGCGCTCAGGTGGTGGTGCCTGCCGCGCAGCTTCGCCGAGATCCGGGCGCGCGTCGCGGGCGACAGATGGTGGTGGCGCCCCTTCATCTTCGCGCTGATCTTGGCTCGCGCCGCCGCGCTCAGGTGGTGGTGTCTCCCCTTGAGCTTGGCGCTGATCTTCCGCTTGGTGGCGGCCGACAGGTGGTGGCCCTTGCGGGACGGCCAGCCAGGCTTGCGCTTCCCGCCTGGGTTCGCCGGGGAGGGAGTGTAGGGGCTGGGCGAGCCGGGCGGGTTCGCCGGGGAGGACATCAGCCCACCTCGAAGGCGCACACGCTGAATAGCACGTGTGCTATCTGCTCCCTGCCCATGTCGCTCGCGACCGCGTCGCCGTACATCACCCGGATGCCGGAGCGCCCCTCACCGGCCGAGTGGAACAGCGGCTGCTGCGACTGCCCGTGGCCGGTGCCCAGCGTCGGGTCGTACTTGATGGCGGCGCGGATGCCGCCCACCACGTTCTGCTTGAAGTCCAGCTCCCCCGCCAGCCACCCCTCCTTGGTGTTGTCCTGCCAGCAGTGCCACAGCTCGATGGTCACCGGGAAGGTCTCCTCGCGGATTCCCTTGCCCGGCTGCCATCCCTGCACCCACGGGTTGGAGGCGGGGCCTGAGCGGCGCACGTCCGTGGAGGAGGACACCTCCACGATGGCCTGGCAGCGGCCGGTGCCGGAGCCGAACTCGTTCCAGTTGGGGCCGGTCTCGTTGGGGCGCCCCGGCCACACCTTGTCCAGGGACTGGACGCCCGCTGCGGTCAGCCAGTTGGCGACGTAGGTCTGGACGGTGTACTCGTCCATGAGCCCCCTTACCGCAGCGTGCGTTCCTGCACGAAGTCGGAGAGCAGGTCGAAGCCTTCGGCCATGTTCGCCGACCCGTCGTCAGGCTCGGCGCCCCGCTTGGCCGGGCCGGAGACCTGGTCGGCCGCGCGCCTCTTGAGCATGCCGGTGATGATCTCCACGGCGGCCGAGTAGATGTCCTCGTGCAGCGCGTCGCACTGGTCGCCCTGCTGGTGGTTGTACTGCAAGGTGGCGGCGGTGACGGAGGTCGAGGTGACGGCGGTGGGGATGAACGACTCGTCCTGGCCGAACGGGGAGCGGATCGTCAGGGTGGTGGCGCCCGCGTAGATGCCGGTGGTGTCGCCCACCGGGATGACGACGTTGTTCCCGGCGGCGACGTTCGCGGTCAGCGAGGTCAGCGGCCAGCCGTTGACGTAGCTGTACTGCGTCCAGTACCTGCCGTCCGGGCCGCTGATCCGGCCGAACTGGAGCGGCCCCTGCGAGGACTGGCCGGTGAACGGGTAGGCGAGCACCTTGATCTCGTGCTGCTTGACCTTCACCTGCGAGAAGTCGGTCTGGGTGGACATGTAGGACGGGTCGGAGCCGTACGACAGGGCGGTGAGCGCGAGCACGGGGGTGAACGACGGGGTGAGCGTGAGCTGCCCGTAGTGGTCCATCCGTACGTCGTACGCCTCCGTATCGACGGTGGCGTGCAGCACCCCGCCGGAGGCGCCGTAGCAGAAGCTGTTCATCTCGGCGCTGGCGCGCTGGATGATCCGCCGCAGTTCGTTCTCCTGCGCCAGCGGGGAGCCGCCGGAGACCAGGTTGTCCACCGGGGTCCCCATCGGTTCCTGCTTGTATAGGCCGGGCGTGATGAAGGGGCGCGTCGGATGGATCGTGGTGACGCCGACAGCCGGGGTCGTCATGTGATCTCCAGGAGGTCAACGCAGCGGACGATGGTCTCCGAGGAGTCCACGATCTTGACCCAGACGTAGTATTGGCCCACCGTCAGCGCTCCGAAGGCGGACGCCGGGCCGATCTGGAAGGAGACGTAGTTGGCACCCGCCACGGAGGTGAACCAGGTGGCGGCGTGCCAGTCGGACGGGCCGGGGTTGGCCGTGGACGACATGATCGCCACGAACGCCGAGTCGCCGGTCGGGTTGCCGATCCCGGTGGTGGCCTGCTGGCTCACCGGGTACAGCAGCAGCGGCGAGGACAGCGAGGACTCGTAGCGCATCGGACCTCCGATCAGGGCCTGGGCCCGAAGATGAAGCGGGACACGGCCCCGCCGATCCGGCCGGACGGCATGGGCCCGATGCCGCCGATCGCCCGCAGCAGCCGGACGACCGAGGCGGAGCCGCCGATCGTCACCACCGCCAGCACCGTGCGCTCCACGGTGCGGCCAAGGCTGCCCGCCGCGCCCACCGTGGCGCTCAGGGCGCGGGAGAGTAGGCGCCCGAAGGGCGCGCCCACCTGGACCCGCGCGGCCAGCGTGCGCGCCAGCGAGCGGCCCAGCGAGCCTGCGGCGGCCACGGTGGCGGACAGTGCGCGGGACAGGCTGCGGCCCACGGAGCCGCCTGCGGTCACGACCGCGACGAACGCCTTGGTGTAGAAGTGGGTCACGATCGCCGTGGAGGCGGCGGCCACCCGCGCCGCGAACGCCCTGGAGAGCGCCCGCTGGGTGGCTGCGGACGCCTGGAGGGTTGCCAGCAGCGTGCGGCCGACCGCCCCGGAGCGAGCGGAGGCAGCCGCGACGGCGGCGGACAGCGCGCGGGACGCCTGACGTACCAAAGACGCCCCGGCGCCCACCTGGCTGAGCAGGATTCGGGTCAGGGCGCGGCCCGCAGAGGCCCCTGAGACGACCCGAGCGGCCCAGGTGCGGGTGAGTCCCCGGCCGTGGGTCGCGGAGGCCGCCACGGTGGCGCTGAGGGCCCTCGCGAGGCCCCTGGAGAGGGTCGCCGAGGCGGAGACGGGGGCGATGAGCGTCTTCTGGGCCCGGTTCGCGGAGGAAGCGGCCGCCTGGACGCTGGCCAGAAGGCTGCGGGTGGCCGAACGGGCGTACGAGGACCCGGCGGAGACCTGGGCGGACAGCGTGCGGGACGCCGCGCGGACCACCGAGGCTCTGGCGGAGACCGAAGCCAGGATCACCTTGGTGTAGAAGTGCTGCACCTGGGCGAAGGCGGCTGCCGCGACGCTGGCCAGCAGCTTGCGTGCCACCTGGCGCGCCACCAGGCCGCCCGCAGTGACTTGCGCTGCCAGCGGGCGGCCCAGCGAGCGCCCTATCGCCGCCGCAGTGGCCACCTGCACGACGATCGTGCGGGTCAAGCCCCGGACAACCCCGCCCACCGTGTTGACAGTGGCGAGGACCGTGTGGCCCAGCGCCCGCACCGGACTTGCCGCCACGGAGACGGCAGCGGTCAGGATCTTGGAGACCTGCCCCGAACGCGCCGTGCTCGCGGTGACCTGGGTCAGAAGCGTCCGGGACAGGCCGCGCAGCACACTACCAGACGCGGACACCTGCGCGAGGAAGACGCGGGGCGGCAGCACGCGGGTGAACAGCCCACCGGCCGTCACCCGCGCCAGGATCGGCCTCTGCACCGTTCTGGTGATTGCAGAGGCCGCGCTTACTGCGGCCAGTACCGCGCGTCCCAGGCTGCGGGTGACGGCCCCGCCAGCGCTCACGCTGGCCGCCCTCGCCGCCTGCACCTGCCTGACGACGCTGCCAGCGGCAGCCACGGAAGCCAGGAAGGTACGGGAGTAGAGCTTGACGACCGCCGCCGAGGCGGCCGCTGACACGCTGGCCGCCTTGGCCACCGCCAGGGCGCGCACGACGAGCGCGACGGCTGCCACGGACGCCAGCTTGACCACCGCCAGCGTCCGGCCCACCGCTCCACCGGCCGCCACGGAGGCGAGCAGCGGGCGGTTCAGGACCCGTACGACCGCCCCTGCGGCGGTCACGAGCGCCGCCTGGGCCTTCTGACCCTGGCGGACGAACGCGCCGCCCGAGGTGACGCTGGCGGCGATGGTCTGCTGCCGCTGCGTGCGGATGACCCGGAAGTAGTCGCCCTCGCGCGGCTTGATGATGAACGCCGGGGGGCGGCGGGCCATCTACTCCTCCCACTCCACCGCGATCAGGTAGGCCATGCCGGTGGGGAGCGCGTTGGTGCGGTTGATGAAGCAGAGCCCGTTGGCGGTGCCCAAGGAGCAGACGAACTCCTCCATGTAGTCCCACGGGAGGTCGACCCCCGACTGGGAGTTGAAGGAGAACTGGAAGTCGTCGTTGGTGGACAGCGTCGGCGGCGTGGCGTACGCCGAGTTCCACACCGCCCCGGCCGCCGCCGAGTTGGGGTCGAGCTTGGCCGGTGTCATGCCAGCCGTGGGCGTGGTCCCGGCGGTGGTCACCCGGTTGATGCCGACAATGAGCTGCTGCGAGGTCGGCGCCGAGGTACCGGCCGTGGTGCCGATGGTGACCCGCCGCAGCTTGTAGCCGTTGTTCGCGGACGCCATCAGCCAGCCGAAGCCGGTGTTCGCGGCCAGGGCGGTGGCCGAGGTGAGCTGCACGTGGTAGCGCGCCATCGAGACTCCTTACCAGCGACCCTGGTACTGGGAGATGAAGGGGGGGACGAGGCTGGTCCCGGTGGGTGCCGCCTCGATCGCGTACGAGGCGATGTTCCAGTACGCGGTCGAGAGGGACGAAGTGAACGTGGCTCCCGACTGGGAGCCGGTGGCGTAGGAGTTGCCCTGGAACTTGGGGCCGCCCGACTCGTTGGTGTTGTCGATCGTCGTCCAGGGCGAGCCGGGCATCGTCACCGTGAAGCTGGTGGAACCGGCGTCGTCGCCCATCTGCCCGCAGACCACGGTCAGGTCGGTGGACTGCACGCCGGTCAGCGCCGTCGAGGTGAACGAGGCGCCCGTGGCACCCTTATGGTCGATGCGCGAAGTCCTGATCGGCGTGGAGGTGTTGGCGCCGGAGAAGTTGAGCAGAGTGGCGACGCCGTCGGCGGCCGAGGTGGTCCAGGAGATGGTGTAGCTCGCTGGCTCCGAGCCGCCCGCGATCTTGTAGAAGGTGGCACCCGCGCTGTCGTTGGAGTCGGTCCAGGACGAGATCATCGTCGTCCAGCCCGACATGGTGAACGCGGACGAGGCGGAGCTGGTGTTGACCGAGCACACCAGCAGCGAGCCGGACACCACACTGGACGGCTTGTTGATCGAGATCGAGGTGACGCTGTTGAAGCCGGAGTTCAGGAACGTCCCGGACACGTACGCGACCGCCATGCCGCCTCCACGACGAAGGCCCCGCCGAAGCGGGGCCCCTCATCGGATGGCGTCACTTCCAGACGCGCACCCAGTCAACCTTCATCGTCACCGGCCCGGACGGCACGTGCGAGTCCTGGCCCATGGTGAAGTCGAGCACCAGGTACTCGGGGTAGGCGGGCGGGAACTGCGCCGACCACACCAGCCTGCCGTCCCAGTAGAACTGCGTGAACTGCGTCGCCGCGTCCCACTTCACGCCGTAGGTGTGCCAGCCCGTCATGCCCGTCGGGGCGGTCCAGCCACGGTCGTTGTTGTTGTCGTAGTGGACGTGCGCCGCCGTCTCCGGGGAGCCGGACAGCCCCTCCACCACGTCAATCTCGCCATGCTGCGGCCACGGCACGTTGTCCGGCCCGTTCAGCCACCAGGCGGGCCACGCCACCGCGTTGCCGTGCCCGTCGTCCGGCAGGAACACCCGCGCCTCGAAGGAGCCGCCGGTCTGCGCGAACTTGCCGATGCTGTCCACGGCCGCGCCCGTGTACGGCTTGCCGCAGGTGTTGTCGTGGGTCAGCAGCAGGTTGAGCGTGCCGCCGGACACGGTGACGTGGCTGTGCCCGTAGCAGGCCAGCTCGTCGCTGTTGATCGGCTGCGTGCCGCCGAACCAGCCGTTCTCCCACTTGCTGGTGTCCAGCGAGGTGCCGCTGAACTCGTCATCGAACGTCAGCTTCGCGGTGCCGCTCGGGGCCCAGCTCGGCTGCAAGCCGCCGGAGGGCGGTGTGGTGGTCGCAGACGGGGTCGGCGTCGAGGAGCTGGAGGAAGCGCTCGGCTTCGGCGTAGGAGAGGCCGTAGGCGGCGCCGACGAGCCTGCGGTCGGCGTTGCGGAGGGCGTCCGAGACGGTGACACCGTCGGGTGCGGCTTCGGGTGGCACCTGTGCCTCTTCTTCGGCTTCGGCTTCGGATGGTGGGCGACGGCCAGCAGCGTGGGCGCGGCCGTGGGTGTCGGAGTCGGCGTTACCGCCGGGGACTGGGAGGCGGTCGCCACCGAGTAGGCGCCGCCCCCAGCCGCCAGGCAGCTCGCCGCGACCAGGGCGACGACCGCGTTGCGACGCCGCCGGTCGGGGGATCTGCGATGCTTCATCCCGCCAGGCTATCAGGACGCGGTGAACTGCACCTGGAAGGTGGTCTGGAGGGAGTCTCCGGAGTTCAGCGCCAGGGAGGTGAACGAGGCGTGCGCGAACAGGTCGCCGTTGGAGACGGCGGTGACGCCGGGCGGGTTGCCGCCGGTCACCGTGTCGTTCTGGGCGATGGTGGAGATCGCGGACGTGCCGTTCTGGGCGCGGGTCACGGTCAGCGTATTGGTGCTGATGCTCGTGATCTTCATGACCTCGGAGCGGATCTGGATGTACTCGTTGGCGGCGAAGTTGGCGCCTGACGCCACGATCACCGTGGTGCCCGAGGTCGAGCCGATGACACCCGAGGAAGCCTGCACCGAGTCCACGGCGGTCGGCTTCGTGGTCTGCGGCACCATGAACACCTCGCCGATGTTGCGCGCGGCGGAGGCGGTGATGGTGAACACCGTCTGGTAGGTGTCGTTCGTGGTGGTGGTCGTCACGATCGAGGAGGTGCCCGACACGCGCGCCTCCGGCGCCTCGGTGAACGGCGCCACGTCGGTGACGGCGGCGGACACGGCAGCCGGGTTGGTGCCCCAGCCGCCCACCTTCGGTTCGTTGAGCGAGCCCGCGTTCGCACCCAGCCGGTTGCTGATGTACTCCAGGCCCTTGTAAGAGACGTGACCGGTTCCGGCCATGCGCTACTCCTGTACCGCGCGGTTCGCCGCGCGGATGCGTCGGGCGGCCAGCCTGGAACCGATCCAGCGCCACCAGTGGTTCTTGAGAGGGTTGTGGTAGTGGGCCGCTACCACTCCCAGGTCGTGCTCGCTGCCATCGGCGCGGATCGCCTTGAGCCGCACCTCGGTGTTGTGCGGGAGGTTGATGGGAAGCTCACTCATCGCCGCCCTCCCGCCCGCACGCGCCGCCACACCGGCCGCACGTCTTGAAGTAGGAGCCGTAGCCGCAGTCCGCGCACCGGAAGCCGATGTCCCGGCGGGTGGTTCCGGCCATCGACGGGTAGAACCCGCCCCCCTTGGCCATGACGGCGGCGTCCGACTCCGTCATGTGGAAGATGCCGCCCTTGTCACGCTTGTAGGTGATGCCGGACGGCCCCGTGCACTCGGCGACGTTCTCGCCCTGCGCGCAGACCTTGACCATGGATCAGGCTCCTGTGAGATAGGTGACCGTTCCCCGCCCGTGCGGCGAGATGGCGTACAGGGTGGCCGGGGTGGCGCCGATCGTGAGGACGAACCCCTGCCCAGGCTTGAGATAGGCCCCCGTGGCGGGGGTGACACCGGAGGCACCCAGGTAGATGTCGGTGTAGCCGCCGTTGGAGACGTAGACGGAGGACGAGGCGGCCGGGGTGACCACGGCCACAGCCGTGGAGCCCGAGACGGACACCTGTCCGGAGGAGAAGGTAGCCATGTGGCCTCCGGGGAGGGCCCCGCCCCCGGAGTAGTGGGGGCGGGGCCGCCAGGGATCAGGTCGCGGAGACCGTCACGCCGGTGAAGATGCCGTTCCACGCCGGGGCGTAGTGGATCATCGTGCCGAACTCGTACGTGGACGAGTCGCGGGTGAGCTGGATGTGCGGCCAGTCGATGACCAGCAGCCCCTGCACCATCCGCAGCTCGGCCGTGTGCGTCACGCCGTTCGCCGGGAAGGGGAGGTGCGGGCTGCGGAGCAGCACGACGCCCTTCGGCATGAACGGGTGCACCCGGAACCGCACCATCTCGTCGTTCGGGGACGAGAGGTTCTGGATGCCGGTCACGGCGGTGCCGATGACACCGTCGGTCTGGGACATCTGGATGCGGTAGGCGAGGCTGTTGCCCGACTTCTGGAGCGCGGTGCCCAGGCCGACCTTGACCGTGACGTCCATCCAGATTTCGGACGGCGTGGCGAAGTTGTTCAGCCACATCGACTGGAAGGCGGTCTGGAGTTCGTTGCCGGGGTTGGACGAGCCGGTCCAGGTGGTGCCGGTGGTGTTGACGTACCCGCCGTTGGCCAGGGTGTTCGGGATGAGCCCGTCGAAGCCGTTGGCGTCGAAGGAGCCGTCCGAGGACGGGGCGGCGGCGCCCGTGGTGCTGTACGTCGTCAGGGTGTAGCCGGTGGTGCTGGACGTCGAGGACGGCAGCACCTGCTGCTGGAAGGTCTCGCCGCCGGAGGCGGTGCCCACGTAGATGTTGTAGGCGACCGCGCCGGTGACGGCCGGGAACTTCACCGTGATGGTGTTGGTCGAGCCGGTCAGCGCGCCGGTGTTCACCTCGGTGGACGGGGCGGACTCGCCGAACCCGGCCACGGCGGTCACCTTGATGTAGTAGGTGGCCGCCCCGATGCTGCCTCCGCTGGAGGAGCTGGACGGGGTGACGGTGCCCATGGCGCCGACGGAGCCGAGGTAGCCGTTGCCGGTGCCGCCGCGCGCGTACAGGACCGCCCGCTCCTTGGAGAGCAGGTGGGTCCAGCTCAGCGCGTGGCGGGAGAGCTGGAGGATGTTGGCGAAGCCCTGGCCAGCGTACTGCGCGACGTCGGCCACCAGGTCCGACCGGCCCCATTCCACGTAGGACGCGGTGTGGTCGCTGGTCGAGTAGGTGATCTTCGCCGGGCGGCGCAGGCTCAGCGAACCGAAGTTGTTCGTGGTGCTCTGCGAGGAGAAGAACGGGCTGTTGGGCGCCAGGTAGTTGCTGTTGCCCGAGTTGAACGCACCCTCCAGCGCGTCCAACTGCTTCCAGTGGGTCGCCAGACCCTCGCCCTGGTCAACCGACGGAAGGTCGTTGAGCAGGGGGGTGTGCAGCGGCACCAGCTCCTTGAGCGGAGTCTGGAGGTCGTAGGGCACCGGCTGGGCGGACGGGTTCGGCGACACGGAGCCGATGCCGACCTGCCAGTCCTTGGCCACGTCCACGAGCTGCTTGAGGACGGCCGCGTCCTCCTCGGAGCCCTTGGTGACGACGGTGGACAGCCGCTCCATCATGGCGTCCACGTCGGCCTTGGCCGGACCCGCCTTAGCCATCCGCACGGCGCTCTTGTGGCCCTCGACGCCCTTGAGCACATACTGGCCCGACTGCGCCTTGTCGATGGACGCCTGGAGGGCGTCCTTGTAGTTCTCGAACTTCTCGGCAGCGGCGGCCTTGTTGAACCGCTCACCCTCTTCGAGGTCGCCGCCGAACAGCTCCTTGAGCATGTCCTTGGACATGAGGTTTCTCCTGACGGGGGTCGTTACGACTCGCCCCGGTCGTTCTCGCGCAGCCATGCGCGGTAGTAGCTCCGCAGGTCGGAGGAGATGTTGGGGTCCTCCGCCATCTTGCGGAAGCGGGCCGCCTTCACGGCGCGGTCGTCCTTCGGGGCGCCGGGCTGCGGGTTCGCGCCCAGCATCACAGGTCCACCAGGGACCGGGGTCGCCTTGACCTTCGCCAGCTCGGCTTCCAGCGCCTCGATGCGCTCTCCGTCGGCCTTCCTGACCTCTGCCACGGCGTCGGAGACCATCTTCTGGATGGCCTCGGTGTCGATCGCCGACTTGTGCATGCCGCCCATGTCGGCGCTGCCGTCGCCCTGCCCCCAGGACTTCGGCAGCATGTTCTTGAGCCCGAGGCGCTTGGCCTGGGCCACGATGTGGTCGTGGATCTCGGCGTGCGAGTGGCGCGAGCCGCGCCCGATGGCGTGGATCGCGTTGTGCAGGTCGCCCGCGTTCTCGATCGGGTAGGAGCCGTCCGGCAGCGCGTGGCCAGCCTGGGCCGCCCTGCGCCGCTCCTCGGCGGTGAACGTCCGCTTGGTGATGAGCGCGGCGATCTCCGGCTCCGGGACGACGGTCCCCTCGGCGCGGTACTCGAAGACGTCGGCCGCGCCCTTGACCAGGTCGGAGATGAAGGAGCGCAGCTCGTCGTCCTCGGCGCCCTTCTTGGCGTCGGCGCCGCGCGCGTCCTCGTCGTCCTCCTCGTCCTTCTCCTGGTCCTCCTGCTCCTCCTCGACGGCCGCCTTGAGCAGCGCCTCGACGTCCTCCTTGGAGAACATCCCGCCGTCGGCGGACTTCATGAGGATGAAGCCGGTGCCGTTCGCCGCCTCGGCGACGGCGTCCACGCGCTCCACGATGAGGTCGGTCAGCTCAGTGAACTCGGTCTGCTCGCCCATGCGTTACTCCTTGGGGGCGTGCAGCTTCGCACGGCCCTGCGGGGACCAGCCCTTGAGCTTCCCCTCCTTGACCAGCTCCCAGGTGGGCTCGTCGAAGACGGCCCCCACCAGCCAGTCGCCGGACTTGATGACCGTGTTCTCGCTGACCTGCCAGTCGGGGCCACGGTAGATGTAGGACTCGACCACGTCGATGTGTCCTTCGGTGCCGTCCACGTGGAGGAGGCCGCTCTCGCGCGACTTGATGAAGCGCCAGGCCGCCTTCTCCAGCTCGGGGGCGGAGATGAAGTCACGCCGTCCGTCGAGACCCTTGTGGATCTTCTCGTCGGGGCCTGCCTGGTAGGCGAGCCCCAGTGCGTACCGCTGCTCCACTGGTCAACTCCAATCGCAGCGCGGGTCGTCGGCCAGCTCGGGAGCGTCGGCCGGTGTCAGGTGCTCGAAGTGGAAGCGCCTGGAGGGATTCGGGTGCTTGGCCGCCCACTTGGCAAAGGCGACCGCTTCGGCCGCCTTCTGGGTGGTGCTACTAGATTGGGAGGAAGTAGTAGTTGGCTGGGACTTGGGCTTGGTCCCAGCACCCCCAGGCTTCGCGCCGCCGCCGTTGGGCGCCCCGGTCTGCATCGGCTGGCCGGGCTGTTGCGGCTGGTACTCGGCCGGTTCGACCATGACGCCGCTGGGCGCCAGCTTGGAGGAGCCGTTGAGGAACACCACGCCGCGCGTGGTCTCCAGCATCGCCATGTCGGCCTCGGGGAACTGGTACAGCGGCAGGTTGTTGCGCGCCCTGTCCTCGTTCAGCGTGGCGCGGCCGGACCGCACCCGGTTCTCCCACACCTGGTCCTGCGCCGCCTCGTCCTGGGAGTCCAGGCCGAGGAACTTGTGCACGACCTCGGGGCGGATGTTGAGCTGCTCGTGGCTGATGCGGGACACCTGCTGGGAGAACCACTCGGTGTCCGGCCGGGTGGCCTGGCGCTCGTAGTTGTCGGCGCTCGCCTCGTGCCAGCCGGAGTCGCCCAGCCCCTTGGCCTCGGTGAAGCCGAGCTTGCCGATGGGGATATCGAAGTGCATGGCCAGCAGCTTGATCAGGAACAGGTCGTAGTCGGGCTTGTACCGCTCGTCCACGTTGCCCGTCTCGACCGCCTTCTGGCCGGGCGCCAGGACCGTCAGGCGCTGGCGGGCGACGGTGTCACCGGCCAGTTCCGCGTTCAGCGCATCCTGCCACATGCGGCGCTGCTGGGCCGTCATCTCGCCGTAGTCACCCTGGGTGAGCTGCGACTCGATCCACGCCCTGGGGATGACTCCGTCGTCGTACTCGGCGAGCATCCACCCCTGGCGCTTGAGGTAGAGCTTGGCGGAGATCAGCGCCTGCTCGACCGGCGACATGCCGAACGGCGACTGGACCTTGTCGCCGCCGCGCGTGAAGTAGTACATCTCACCGGCGCGGTAGGCGTTGGGGATCGCTGGCTTGCCGTCGATGTCGATCGTGGTGGCCAGGTACTCGCCGCGCGGGAAGCCGTACAGGATCTGCTGGAAGGCCGGGTAAGGGGCCTGCGGCTTGCCGCCCCTTACGTCGCGCAGCGGCTTGATGGTGGCGCCGTCGATCAGGTCGAGGGAGTACAGCTCGCCGCCGTAGGTGCGCTGCGGGTACACCACCCAGGCGTCGATGACCAGGTACTGCTCCAGCGCCTGGTAGCACCAGTCCTCCCAGATGAAGTCCTGGTTCTTGCCGGGGAAGCGCCAGAAGGCGTTCGCCTTCTCGATGTCGGCCGCGTACTCCTTGGCGAGCTGCGCCTCGATGTCCTGCTTCGGCTTGTTGGAGCGGGCCGCCTCGCGGTTGACCGCCCAGGGGGCGACGGTGAAGGTCCAGTCGCGGGCGGCGATCTCCTTCTTGCGCAGCTCGATGCAGCGCCGCACCAGGTCGATCTTGGTGGACGCCTCGCGCAGGTCGTGGAAGGCGATCCTGGGCGAGACCGTCGGGTCGATGTTCCAGGTGACCGGGTACTCGGTGTACCGGGGGTCCACCACGCCGTCCGGGCGCGGCTGGTCCAGCCCGACGGGCGTGAACGGCACGTTCGGGCCGAACAGGTTCATCCACGACGGGTCGCGCGGCAGCATCCTGCCCGGCTCGTAGCCGGAGCCGTCGGACGCGGTCAGCATGTTGACGACCATGTCCATCGGGAGCTGCTGGACCTTGGCCGGGGACAGGGACTGGGCGGGGGCACGCCGGAAGGGGTTACGCAGTGCCACGTTCGTCCTCCTCCTGCGGCCGGTGGTCGTTCAGCAGGGTCACGCCCCGCTCCCGGAGCAGGGAATCCATGAAGGTGTAGACGCCGGAGCCTTCGAGCAGCAGGCGGGTGGCGGCCTGCGTGAAGGCGTCCACCATGTCGTCGTGCGCGGCGTTGGGGAAGGCTGCGGCCTCGTCAACGAAGTCTTCGACGTCGAAGCCGAGATGCTCGGCGCAGCGGGCGGAGGGCAGCCACACGTTGCGCGCTTCGCAGAAGGGGGCCACCGCGTAGGCACGAGCCTGCTTGGAGTCCCTGGGGGTGTAGGGGACGATGCCTGGGATCTCCTTGCGCAGCTTGGAGATGACGGCCGGTCCGTTCGCCTTGTCCTCGATCAGCTTGAGCGAGGACTGGGGCCACTTGTAGGTCATGGCGCAGACCGCCTCGACGGTGGCGGTGAAGTCCATGCGCCTGCGCACCATGTCGAGGAGGTACATGTCGGCGCCCTGCTTGAGCCACACCTGGCCGACGACGTAGTCGGAGCCGTCGGTGTCCTTGAAGGACATGTCCCAGGACTGGATCATGCGCCCCTGGGAGTGGCACTTCATGATCCCGCTGCCTGGGCTCGCCTCGAAGGCGCGCGGGATGTCGTAGCGCTGCCACCACTCACGGCGCAGGATGTTGCCCTCGGCGGGCGCTGGCCGCTGCTGGTACAGGGCGGCCCAGTCGCGGCTGCCGACGCGCCGCTTGATCTTCTCCCACTCGAACTCGCGCCCCTCGCGGGCGGAGATCATGTACTCGCCCTCGGCGCGCCCCAGGATGTCGGTCGCCGGGTTCTCGCACTGGGCGGGAATGACGATCTGCTCCCACTGGTCAACAGTGGGATCGAGTTCCGCCTGTTCGAGCAACTGGCCCGCCAGGTCCGCCTCGTGCCAGCGGGTCAGCACCATCACGACGGGGGCGCCTGGCGCCAGACGGGTCGTGACGGTTCCCGTCCACCAGTCCCAAGCGATCTGCTGGAGACGCTCGGACTCTGTCTGGGTCCTGCCCTTGACCGGGTCATCGATGATGACCAGGTCGGCCGGACGTCCAGTCAGGGCGCCACCCGTACCGGCACAGAAGATGCCGCCGCGCGCTCCCTCGATCGACCAGTTACCGGCGGCCTTGTTGCCTCGGCGGGGCCGTATACCGAGGTCGAGGAGTCCCTCCTGGCCCTGGAAGGTCTCCACGTCCTGGCGGATCACCCGGCCCCAGCGCCGGGCGGTCTCCAGGTCGTACGAGGCGATCACGATCCGCAGGTCCGGGTCGCGGAGCAGCATCCACAGCGGGAAGTAGTGGCTGATCCGCTCCGACTTCCCCTCCTGCGGTGGCATGCAGACCAGGAGCCTCTTGATCCTGCCCTCGGCGACCCCAACGAGGGACTCGTCTATCTTCGTCAGGGCCGGGGTGTCCACCGTCCCGTGGTACAGCGCCTTGGCTAGGTCGCCCGGCCTTGCGAACTGCGGCGCGGAGGCGAGCGCGTCGGCTGCCGTAGACCAGAAGTCGTCGTTTCTCCCCACGCTTTCGCCCCCCTCCTGTCACTACCACCAGCAGCAGCACGAAGAAGATGATCAGGAAGGGGGTGAAGGCGAGGGCGTCAAGCCCCACTAGAGCCCGCAGCCGAAGGCGGCGTTCGTGGTCCAGGCGCTCGGCCCCTGCGCGGCCAGGATCTTGAGCGAGACGGCGTACTGCTCGGCCAGGGTCGCCTCGTAGGGCCGGGCGGCGTACTGCTGGCCGCCGTAGGCGTCCCAGGTGGCCTGCTGGATCTGGAAGTAGCCGGTCGAAGTTGAGTCGCCGTAGCTCAGGTTCTGTCCGCCCGACTCGTGCTGCACGATGCACTGCCACGCGGCCGACAGGTCGGACACGCTCGCCGGGCCGCCGGGGGCGGAGACGGTTACCGCGCGCGGGGCGGGGGAAGGCTGATGGTGATGCACCGGGCCGGGCGCCGGGGACGAGGGAGCGGCCCCTCCGGCGTCCGGCCGCACCGCGCCGAGGATGTGCCAGCCGCTGCCGCCGACCGGCGCACGGCTGGACAGCGGCTCCTCCGCCACCCCGCCGTTGGCGTGCCGGGTCGCGGTGTCGATGAGCATCCCGCCGCCCACGTACAGGCCGACGTGGTCCGCGTAGGAGGCGCTGTAGCCGAAGGCGATGATGTCACCCGGCTGGAGTGCGCCCAGCGAGACGTGGTGCAGGGAGTGCCACTGCTCGTCGGCGGTCCGTGGGATGCTCACTCCGGCGCGCAGCCACGCCTGGGAGGTGAGGCCGGAGCAGTCGATGCCGCCTGGGCCGTCGCCGCCGTACAGGTAGGGGGTGCCGATCATGGACTTGGCCCAGGCGACGGCGGTCTGCGCGGCGGCCGAGCCGCCCGCGTGCGCGCCGGAGGACTGCTGGCCGACGTGGGCGATGTGCGCGGCGTGCAGCTCGTGCTGGGAGTGCACGGTGACGCCCTGCGGGCTGCTGGGGGCGCGGCGGCGGCCGGTGCCGGGGTGGATGGCCAGCACCTGGCCTGGGTAGATCAGGTTCGGGTTGTCGCCGACGACGCCGACGTTGTCCTGGTACAGCTCGGGCCAGCTCTCGTCGTACTGGGGGGCGATGGAGGACAGCATGTCGCCCGGCTTGACGGTGTAGTGCTGCCCGGTGTCGATGACCGGGATGCTGCCCGTGTCCACGATGGCGCTCATGTCACTCCTCGGGGGGAAGTCTCTTGATCGCTGCCTCGGCGATCTTGTGTTCGTAGGTCTGTGCCAGCTTCTCACAGTCGCTACATAGCCTAGGTAGGCCCTCTGGGGTCCAGACGCACTGCTTGCATGCGCTCTGCTCGTGGTAGAAGCTCACTCGCGGCTCTCCAGCAGGTCATCGATGCGCCGTTCGAGCGTGAGGATGGCGTCCACGGCGACCTGGAGCCGGTCCACGTCCTTGCCGTTGACGTAGGCGAGCACCGGCTGGGTGATCGCGGAGTACCAGGTGAGCCAGTAGAGGAACTGGAAGCCGCCCTTGTCCAGGTGGGGGAAGAGGTGCTCGGCGATGGCGACCAGGTTGACCAGCACGAAGGTCTGGATGACACCCGCCGGGGAGCCGAACCACTCCCCGAATCGCTTAAGAATCATGAATTGCCCCCTTGACACCCCCCAGAGGGCATTTTACGGTCTTTACATGGCCACTAAGCACGAGTTCGAGGTCCAGGACACCCGAGGCGCCCCCGTCAGGGGCGAGCTGACGGTCTCCGAGGCCACCGGAGAGACCGTGATGCGCCTCAAGGGGCACCACGGGCGCGAGTTGAGCCTCAAGGAGGCCAAGAACCTCGCCAACGACATCCTCGGCCTCATCAGGCGCGAGGAAGCAGCCCAAAAGTACAGGCCGATCAAGGGCCAGGAGGCAGCGTTCTGATGACACCCGACGAAGTCCTGGAGCAGGCGGCCGACGATATCTCGCTGCCCGGCCACTGGAAGAAGGGGGGCATCGGCCGCTACTGGGAGCCGGACGCACCCGTGTGCGCCCTGGGGGCGATCCACCGCGCGTGTGGCCGCGACCACCTCTACGCGCAGGGTCTCATCGACACCGCCGTGGACGCCGCCGGGAAGGCCGCCACCGAGAGGGCCGACTGGTCGTTGTGCCCCTCTCGGCGAGAGGCGATCATGGCCTACAACGACTACGTGGCCCAGTCCCCCGGCGAGGTCGCGGACCTGCTGCGCACCGCCGCCAAGAACTACCGCGAGGAGCACTCATGATGGACGAGATCCCCACCCTGAAAGAGCGCGTGGACGGGCTGCTGGCCAAGCTGGGCGAGACGCCCGGCGAGGTCGTGGACAACCTGCGTTCCATGGGCATCAAGGGCACGAGGGGGGACGGCGAGTCCTGCCTCATCGCCAACTACCTGCGGCGCGAGATCGGGCCGGAGGCGGACGAGAAGCACCTCTCGGTCGGCAACATGTACACGGTGACCCAAGTGCCCGAAGCGGCGAACCCGGAGGCGCGGATCGTGCGCGCCCTCGCCGAGAATCCGCCGCCGGTGACTCAGGTCATCAGGGCGTTCGACCAGGGCGTGTTCCCGGACCTGGAGGAGTCGTGAGAGGGCCGCTGCCCGGCCTCGGGCTGCTGTTCGTCCTCGCCATGGGGATGCTGCTGGCCGCCGCCCCCTGGATGTGGCTGTTCGGCGCCCGCACCGTCCTGGGACACCTGCTCGGCCTGCTGCTGGCGGGCGTCGAGCTGACCATCGTGGGCGCATGCCTGGGAAGGAAGTACCGATGAAGCAGTACCGCACCTACGTCCAGTGCAAGGGCAGCCCGGAGGTGCACGGCGCCACCGAGTGGAAGCCGGTCCCGGAGGACGGCCGCTTCACCGCCTGCTGCCCCTCCTGCATCGTGGAGATGCGCGAGAAGCCGCCGGAGTGGGAGGTGGGCAAGACCTACGTCCCGGCGACGGATGGGAAGGCGGCTGCCGCGTACACGGCCACCTTCACCGTCCACTACGTGCACGACAACGGCGACGCCTTCGGCACCGCGACCCACGACAGCGACTCCTGGTCCGTGGCGCGCCTGGCTTCCCAGCGCCGCTTCTTCGAGGAGGCGCCGTGACCCCCGCGCAGGAGATCAGGGCGGCGGCGCTGCTCGCGCTGGGGGGCGTGCTCGACCGGCGTGAGCTGGCGGGGGCGCTCGTCGGAGCAAGGCTCGGCGAGGAGGGGCCGGAGACGCTCCTCTTGTACGCCACGGAGGACTACATCAGGCACGGAGGGGAGAGGGATGTACCGCAATCCGCCTGAGGCGGTGGCGTGGGCGGAGGACGAAGCGAACTGGCCGGAGGAGGTGCAGTGGGCCCACGCCCAGGCGGGCGGCCACTTCTTCGGCTTCCGGGGCACCCACTGCGGGCAGCTTCCGGAGGCGGTGGACGAGCCGTGCGACTGCGACATCCGGCTGCGCGGCACGATCCATCCGCAGACGCACACGATCCCGTGGATGCAGGAGGACGAGGAGGCGTACTGGGACTACGCGCGCTGCGGGGAGCCGGAGAGCCCGGACTGCGACTGCGCCGAGCTGAACCCCCAGGAGTTCATCGGCGGCGAGACGGCGCGGGCGGAGTGGCTCCGGCGGAGGGAGACCGCCTGGACCATCCCGGTGTCCCTGGTCAAGCATCGGCTCGTGACCACCTACGTGGAGGTCAAGAAGGAGGAGCAGGAGGCGGTGAAGTCCGTCGTGGCGGACCTCATGACGGACGCCCTGGCGCAGTGGGGCGTGGTGCTGGACGGCAGCTCGCGCGTGGCGACCGCCCTCCTGCGGCCCATCACCCCGCTCGTCCCCCTGCCGCCGCCCTCTCCGCCGCCGGGCGAGTGGGTGGACCTGGGCAACGGAAGATCCGTCTACCGGCCGAGGACACCATGATCCGCCGCCTCATCGCTGAATGCCTCTTCTGGGGCACCGGCGCCGCCCTCGTGCTCGCCGCGACGCTGATCTTCCAGCACCTGCGCTGGCTCTGAGCCGCCCCACTGACCACCCGGAGCCGATCGGCTGCCGGGAGAGGACACCATGAAGCCCAAGATCCGCAAGTTGACCGAGGAGGAGATCGCCTCCGGCCGCTACGCCTCCACCAGGGGGGGGCAGTTGCCCGTGGGAGCTGAGCGGGCTGGGCGGCCCCTGCTACCACTCCACCTGGGAGGCGGCCCTCACCTGCCTCGCGCTGAGTAGTCGCCCGGTCTTCCGGCAGCTCTGGTACCCGTATCCGGCCGGTGGGACGAGGTAAGATTGATCAAGGAAATCAGATAAAGGTACCAGCTCAGGCCCCTAGTCACTCACCGTGACGGGGGCCTTCCGCTTGCCCGGAAGCTCCACACGCCCAGCGCGACCGCCACGGCGGTGTACGCCCCAATGATCCACCACATGAAGATCCAAAACCCCCAGACGGCCCACAGAGGCCCCGAAAATCCTACCCAAGGCAACCACCCCACCCCACACCCCACAAGCCGCCACAGGCCCCCCCAGGGCCCGTAGAGGAGGCAAAGCAGACCAGAGAGCAGGATTCGTACGGGGATCAGCGCCCCCGGCCCCTGTGATGGGACCCGTTGGGGGCGGTCCTGGGGTGGCTGGGGGGTGGCGGGCGCCGGTCGGGAGGGATACCTCCGGCTGCTCCCGCTGCCGGTGGAGGGTGGCTGTGTGCCCGCTGGCGGGCCGCCCGCTGGCAGGCGGGCAGGGGTGGGCAGACCCGTCCCCACCAGGGCCTGAGGCAGGCGGGCAGGCCATGCCGTGGCACTGCCGGTGGGCAGGCACAGGTAGGCCGCTGACCTTGATTCGGCGCAGCGGCTGGGGGCAGGCTGGTGGTGGGGTGGGGGTGGTTGGTGGCTGGCCTGGGCTTGTGTGTGGGCATG